ATGGTGAAGGTTGCGGCGACCGGGGCTAGTGGGGCTACGACCATGGTCGGCACATCTAGGACCGCGCCGCCCGCGTAGCGTATCTTGAACTGGTTATCGGCATCTGATAGTGTAGTCGCGCCGGTATAGTCAGAAAAAACCGTCGCTCCGTAATGATTGGCATACGAATGGTCGCCCATCGCAACGGCCCCCCGGGCGTTAGCTTGATTATACCGCCCGTTTATAATGGCCGCGTATTCGGCGGTTGCCCCGATTGTGTTGATATACCCGCCTCCAATGAAGCTATACGGAGATAGAGCTCTGTTTTCCTCACCGCCAGCCACCGTCGCAAAGCCCCCCATTGCCTGATTGCTCCGGCCTCCGGCTACCACATCCGACCCGCCCCCGGTGGTATTACCAAACCCGCCGCCGATAAAGTCGCGAAACCCCGCTGTGTTCCTATCTCCGCCAGCAACAGTACCCCATTGGCCGTTTGCAGTATTTTCCCGCCCGCCACCGACAGTTGACCATTGTGCCGATGCTGTATTTTGAAGGCCCCCGCCGACCGTTGAGCGAACCCCCGACGCTGTATTGGTATTGCCGCCGCCGACGACCGACTCTTGGCCGCTTGCGTCATTCGTCACGCCTGAGCATAACACCGAACCCGTCCCGGCCCCCAACACACATACTCCGCCGCTGGGGGTTTCCCAAGTCGCGGCACCCGTCCCACTTACGTCGGTCAGCACCTTACCCGCGCCGGGGCTACCCCCGAGTATAGCTACGGTTCCGGTGAACGTGGAGCCAGGCGCGTCGAAGTAGAAGCCCCCGCCGAATCTCGCCTTGAACTGGTCCGGCAAATCTGACGTATAATCTACAATGCTGATGGGTTGGCCTGTTAGCACAAAAGCCCCTTCATGCTGCGCAACCGAGCGCCACCCCCAAGCCGTCGCGAAAGCAGCCGTAGCTCTGGCGTACTGCCCGGCCGCTATTGCATTTTGACCCGACGCAACATTAAGTGTGCCTCCTATCGTGGTTGCATAACCTCCGCTGGCAATGTTTTCATAACCACCCAGCACCGTAGCCGCATATGCCGACGCTGTCCCTCCCGTTCCGCCAATAACCGTTGAAAGCTGGCCGCTTGCCGTATTCTGGTCACCTCCGGACACCGTTGAGCTTGACCCCGACGCGGAGTTAAATACCCCCGAAACACACACCACCGACTTGCCTCCGGCCCCTTCCGAGCACACCCCCGCCACCGGCGGCGGAATAGCGTCTATCTGTGACTGAAGGTACTGAGTGGACACGCTTAAAACGTAGTCCCCGGTCCCTCTTGCACTTATCTCTGCCATCAGGTCCATGTCGAATGTGGTAGTAGCTACGGCGATGCTATTGAACTGGTTAAGCACATCCACTCCACCAACAACCAGGTTACCAACTGTCAGATTTCCAGTTACAACTAAGTGAGAAGATATTTGAATCTGGCCCAAAAAAGTACATCCTGTTATCTTACACCGGGCTGCAACCGCGGTATCTATAAGGTCCGAGTTTGAGTTAATCTTAGGACCCCAATTAAGCGACCCGATAGAAGGCTTTACCAAGTTGATATTAGGAGTAAACGTATCCACGGCTCCTGCACAAGTTGAAGCCAAAGCCAAAATAATACCTGCTATAAACATTTTCATTTTACCTCTCCTCACTTTAGACTACCTTTAATCACACGTAGAACAAATTGGTATCGTCCCTGCCACGGTGGCTACCAAGAGCCCACCTTCTATTGCCCTCTTCAACTCCGTCCACTGGTTAATCTGACACTGGGTAAACAACGCTCCCAAATCAGTGGCCTCCGAAACTATAAAAGCATCTGCCGGGTCCGCTGCTCCAGGCGTCCCATGCAAGGTGACTGGCAAAGGAATCACCACATCCGGACCAAGTGGAGGCTCTATGATAAAACCCTGCCCGTCGGTCTCGTTAAAAGCCTTCTTCACATAGGTCAAAGCTGGCGTTACGGTTAGCGGCCCTTCCATGATTATTAAAGCCATATAAATCCTCCTACTCCTTATACAGCCGAAGCTGCTTGATTTCGTCTAGAATTGCTCTCTTTGCGGGAGATGATAGCTTTTCACTCACCTCTACAGCCCCTTCTGCCATGTCTCCAAAAACGGCTATTGCTACCCGGGCTGCATTTCCGGCCTCAACTTCGTCCTGGCTCAACACTTGCCCTAACGCCACGGTCCTCTCATACGAAGTCTTTGATGCCTCCCTTAACCACAGGGTAAACATCAGGGGGCTCTCTACACTTCCAAATCGGTTACTGTTTGACCTAGCTACCCTCCAGGCATACGATTCTACGGGTCGGCGGGCAGCCGAGGCACACCTTTCCCACAAAGCGGCCATCCTATCAAAGGTCGAACCATATGGCCTTATTCCCCTTACCTGGTCCTGCCTGACGATGAATCGGGCCAGCTCCATACTAGACAATCGGGACAGGTCTGATTTCTGGGTTATGGAAAGGTCCCTATCGTACTCATCCCCCAGCTTATCCGAAAGGGCCATGACATAATTGGATATGAGCTTCTTTTTGTCCGATTCCTTGATAGTGTCCTTATTTACACTCTTGGCCGCTTCTTTTAGGGTAATGCTCAGGTTGCGGCAAATATCTGACATGGCGTAGTGCTTGGCCACCCAGTCCACAAAAGAGGCCCCTAGTATCTTCTGGACAATCTTATTGGCAACCTCTTCGGCTATATCTTGGTGTAGCGCCTCCGGGTCGGTAGTTTCAAATATACCCTCAACCCTATCCTCACCCTCCTCCAACTGCTCGGCTGGTGACGGTGGAACCTCTGTATCGGTAGGGCCTGACTTTGGCTCTGTTGGCTCCTGACGCTCTTTACCGGGAGGGGCTGGTATAACATATCGGTCCAGGTTGTTCCTAAGCCTATTAACCAACGTCCCGAACTGTGGCTCCCCGTACCACTCATCATGGAACACAATCTTCTTATTGCTCGAGGTCTCCATTAACTTGCTAATACCCTCTATAAGCGCCCTCAAAGCTGTCTTAGCCTCTACCTTTAGGGACGGATAACCAGGCAGCGTCACCACAAACTTACCAGGCAAAGACAAATCATCATCAGCTACCAACACCCTTAAATCGGCAAACTTACAAATAATAGAAGTAAAACCTGAATTGGTGTCCCCGAAAGGATACACCTCTGGAGCAACCTTAACCCCACTCCTAACTACCGCCTCTACCCTTCCTATCACGCCGTAAGGCAGCAGGGCACGCATACCCTTAACCAGATACTCCTTGGATATGTAGTTCCCCTTGGCAGTCTTTACCACCTCCCCTATATCCACCAGACTGTCAATCCTATCTGCCACCCTATCCCCAAACTGGCTCTCTAGGTCGGCATATGAAGCTACCTTACGTGCCTTTAGAAATTGTTTTATATCCACAAGTTGCTCCTCAAAATGCCAACACTTCTTCATCCGACAAATTTGGTCCTGACACTATCACACTACACCTACAATTCGGGTGGCTCTTTTCAAAAACTGGAGCGCTAAATCTCAGGTTGGCCACAAAATCTATCAACCTCCAACGCCTTCCGTGCAGGTTAATGCAGTGAGGGCAAGGGTCCCAGCTCTTATTCCACATAACATCTGTATATCCCCTAGCCATCAAATCGCGCAGCTGCCCCTCGGACTCGTCCTGAATCCCGGCTAGCTTAACTGCTGCAAGCTTCTTTGCGAATCTACCCATTAAATAAGTCCTGACCTCAACAACCAAGACATGTGCCCGTGCTCACATCGTCCGTCTGGCTCAACGCGGCAGCCGTCCGTGGCTTCAGCAACCCCGTCGTTCATCCACTCTTCCATCTCTTCCATTGAGGGAGCCTGCATGGTGGCCTTGTGCTTCTCGCCCTTCTTCCTATGGCAGGTCGGGCACTCATCTACTTCTACCAAAACGGCGGTCTTATTCTTAAAAGGTATCATCCACCTATTGCGGCACTTAGGACAGGTCATTGCTGGACTCAAATGCCTTTTATCCCTATGCTCCTCTCCTGCAGGGCTACCACACTTTGGGCACGCGCAGTCTTCAGGAACCTCATAGTACCCCAAGCGGTCGTCCCTGGTAATCTCTGAGGAGCCCTTCTTATGCGGGTCCACATGTTTCTCTAAGAGCTTGTAATAGTTCTGCTCGTCCTTACCCTTACCCTTTTGCCTCTGCTCTTCTAAATGGTCCTTGGCTATGTCCTTGGCATCGTCCTTGGCTTTGGCATCGTTGGCAGGCTCCACGTGTTCCATCTCAACCTCAATACCCTTCTTTAACTCGTCAGGGCTGTAAAGGTCGTCAGGTTGCCCGTCTGCCTTACCCCCTGGAATCTCTGCCACTTTACCTAACTCTGGATTCTCTGGATTATAAAAGTCCCCAGGAATGGGTCTCCCCAACCTGTTCTGCCTTGCACATTTATCGCAGGCATAGCTCTTACCCTCAAAAGCCCCATGTTCCTTGTACGCCCTTATCAACACATCTTCCCCACAATAACTGCACCCACCTTCTTGCCTATCTCCCATAGCTGCAAATGGACCGTCTGTAATTCCGGCCTTCTTACCCTCTTGCTTTTTAGTCTCAGGCCCTTTATCTTTGTTAGGGCAAGGACGACCCATCAAGCAATGAGCACACATATTTGTCGTTGGGCTACCTGCGGCATAGCAACCACAAGGACAAACGTGCCTATCAGGTTCTGTCTTATCGAGCACCGCGTTCTTCTTCTCACCTACCTTCTTATCCAACAGCTCACTATAAGGCCGTGCCACCACAGCCATCTTCTTCCTAGCCTCGGCCCGGTCAAAGTCAGACATCACCTCAGCCCACATACCGTCCGGATGGCTCTCGGCAAGTTGGTCCGGCTCATAATGGTCGGCCACTCCCCAGCATGCCACCTTGTCCCCTATTTTAAGCCAGTCGAATCCCTCAGCAGCCCCATTGTCCGCGGCCCACTTCTCTGCCAACGGACCAGCCATGCAAACCATTCTGGAATCTATGGTCGGCTGATTAAATAACTCGAATGCCGCCAGGGTCCTAATACCTACCTCATCCTCCAAGGCGCCCTCAACCGGGTCCAGTCCAAGAAGCTCAGTATAGAGGTCGTACGCCCAGTGCTTGATGTCGGCCTTGATGGTCCAAGTATCCTCAATATCGTCTGACTTCTCACCCTCATAACTACCCATCAGTTTAGCGTCTACCGGGTCTCCTTTCTCCATGTAGTACGACTCTGAATCTCCCTCTTCCCTAAACTCCGAGCCTATGTGGAAAGCGTACACCCAATACTGCCCTCCACCATCAACAGGGACCTTAGCTAAAATAAACTTGAACTTATCCACCATCTCATCGTCTACGTGGTTGTCCATGCTGAAGTTAGGCCAGTTCATCTTAACATCTCCACCGCCGTATGCTGAAACTACATAAACCCTGTCTGCCTGCTTACCCAATCCTTTTCCTAAGCAGTCAGGACAAAGCTCCCTAGGGCACCCACAATATTCTGTAGTGGATGGAACTGCGTGCGCTCCTCTACACTCCTTACGGGGAAACCATACATAACCGTCTCCTCCGCACTTCAGGCATTTAACACTAGCCTCCTTCTCCTCCGGCTCGACCTTAACCTTAGCCCCACAATTCCGGCACTTAAATAGAAGGTGCGGAGCCCTAGGGTCGTCCTCTCTAATCCCTATCTCCTCCATGTTCACGCTATCACACTCCGGGCACCCCGTGCTTGCAACCTTAGGCCGAACCTTAGTAAAACAGTCCTGACATATGCCATGGGTAATAGCAGGAATGTCGTCTGAAAACTCTCCCTGAATGTGACCCATATGCTTACCACACCAGGCACAAATCTTCTGGGCCGTGGAAGCGGCTTCCTTCTCACCGCCTCCCTCATATCCCGGGTACCCTTTTGCACAGGCACCCCCTTCTATAGCACACATCTGACAAGCATAATTTCCCATCTTGCTAAAATCATGGTCGCTGGATGGATGCGGGCACTTATCACACATGTTGTTCCTACGCTCAAATTCCACCTTCTCATCTAAAGTCCAACCAGCAAAAAAATCACCCTCATCATACCCCATGTCTTCCTCTGAAGCCTTCTTACTACCGGTTATACCTGCACACTTACCGCACAACCCGTCTACCAAATCCCCCGGGTCACCACAAACCTTGCACTCCCCAAATGAAAACTTAGGCTCTTTTCTGGCCACTACTTTGGAACCTCTCTTCTCGTACCTGCCTTCTTGGGACTGGGTGTCAGCCGCTTTAAGGCTACCAACCCTAGGTAGTGGCCCCAACCACGCCAGGTTATTACCTAGAGGTTCCCCACAAGAATCACAGTCCCCCACATGGTATGCTTTAGTCGAATTCTCCAAACCCTTAGTGACAGCACAACCATTGCAAAAGTACTCGTACTGAGCCTCTGCCTGCTTCTGAACGCCCTTGAACTCCTTACACTCACACTCCCTACAAGGACCGTACCCAGGCCCCATGTCGTTGGAATGCTCGCTAAAAACCCCTCCTCCCTTATGCCCACACTCACAAACCATTGGCCTGTGCGCTGCCTGTTTCTTAGAGCCCCATCGGTCCGACCCTCTCCTAACCGTAATTGCCGACTTATGTGGCTGTCCACAAAAACTGCACTTAAACGTAAGTATGTCCTCCCCCTGCATACCCTCTTCAATATTCAGAAACTCGGCCTGTGCCTCACCAACTGGCATGTGCTCTCCCTTACACTTAACGTAAACATCACCCTGAACCCCGTAACCATACTCAGGCTGTGCTTGCTTAAGGCGGGCCTGCAGCTCCCTCATCTGCCGCTCCTTAACCTCCTTTGGGCTCATCTTTATAGTAGGCTCCTTGGTCTTCTTAGTGGTCAGGTACTCATCCAAGAGCTTATCCAACCTCAGGCTCCTCTCCCTCTGAGTCATAACCGGGACATCTCTAGGGGTCTCGTAAACTGGCTTCTCTTCTTTCTCCAGGTTAGGATGGGCTGCCGTGGACTCTAGACCCTCCGACCCACCCGCATCATCAGCAAATACTTCCCTATGGGCCGTTTCTAAGTCCGTCCACCCACTGTCTCCAATACAGTCCTTGCACATCAGGTATCCCGTCTTAGACGGATACGAATTAAAAGCCGCTATACTTGCATGGCAGTCAGCACATCCACCCATCATAGGCAAACCCAATTCTTCGTAGTCGGCCCCGTTTGTTGCCTCCCTTCCAAGAACATGAGACGCCAATTCATAAATAGAAACGGGCTTTACTTGTTCCTCTGTCTCAGCGGTAGCGGGCGGCAGTTGCTCTGGAGCCTGCGGAGCTTCAACCGCTGGCTCAGGCTTAGGTTTGGCATACGTGCTCAACATCTTTAACGCCTTCTGCGCCTCCCTAGAATATGCCCTACCATCGAATCCCCACTCCCTAGCGTAGTCCATGAACTGCTGGCCTGTAATCTTCTTCAGGTCCGTAGCGTACACCCCACCCATCTCATGCTCCATACCCCAAACCTCAACAATCGGGGTAGACGTATGAAGGTCACTTACAAGAATGCCAGGAAAGGACCCTGTATAAACGAAATCCCCTTTCTGGAAACCCAAAGACTTAGCTGAAGCTGCTTCCTTTTTCATTTTATGCACCTTGCCTTAAGCCCACTCTCTCTTAAATTCGCGCTGAACAATTCCGCGTCCTGGTCCGTCACCCCTAAATATTCAGCCCTGTTGGTCATTATAAACTGGTCCAAAGCCCATCTTGCGGCTTCCTGAGGGTCACAGCCACAATCTGCCATGTACTCTTCCCGAAGCTCCAAAAAGTCCTTAGCTACAACCTTCCACACCATACGCCGAGTTCCTTCAGGAGTCTCGTACTCGGCCAACAACAAAATATCTATCTCTTTAGCCATACACCCTAAATCTTCTTTTTCGCTGCTTTTGGCACATCTTTTACAAGGTTCTCCAACTCAGGCAAATCTCCCTCTTCTACCTTCCTGTTATCGGTCAGCTTCTTAAATTCCTTGTTCAGCCACATGTACCCATACCGCCTTAAGTACCCTACCTGAAGCTCTGCCGGCATCTGAGGATAAGGACCTGCAAACCTATCATCAATCAGCTCCTTAGTCCGACCAATGTACTCCTCAATCTCCTCGTTTACCTCATCCACCTTGGCGTCTATCTGCTCTTGGATAACTGCATGGAACTTAGCAGGGAACTGCGACATGGCCTCCCTCAGATACCCCACATCTATGGCATCCTTCTTAATCTCGGTCACCTGAAGCTGGTACTTCTCTGACAGCCCAAGCACAAACTTCATCAGCTCTGGATAAACCTTTCCCACCACAGAAGTAAAGTCGGCTTTCTTAGGCGGCGTAGTCCACTCATCCCCATAAACATCATACATCCCCACGTTAGTAGGCAAAACTGTCTTGGATTTAATGTCCTCGTAAACAAAATAGAACTCCAAAGGATGCTCTGTGCCGGGAAGGTTGTGAGGCTCTGACTTAAGCTTCTCCTTCAACCCCTCCATCACAACCTTAGCCTGCTCCGGTTCTATCCCCCTCCCATACTCCAGGTCTGCTATCAACCCTGCATTTACCACTACATCCACATCTGTATCCGACCCCGTGTTGTACTGATAGCTTGCCAAAGAGCCGGTAAGGTACACCCCTTTAACCCACTCGTCGTACTTAGTAAAACCCAGTGCCTGAAACCCCTTGTACATCTCCTCCAGAATAAACGCCCTGTGTTGGGGCATCAGTTTATCGCCCGACCAAACTGAAGGGTCCAGGGTAGGTCTAGGCAGGTCCCACAACGAAGCCTTAATCTTCATCAGTCAGCCTTCTCATGCACAAAATGTTTACACCCAGTACAAAATATCCTATTGTACAAACCGTCCTTGCTTACCACCTTACCCATAACCAACCCCTTGGTCTTATTACCACAACAGGAACACGTTATATCAATTGTTTCGTTCACGCTTATCCCCATGGTGCGAAGTAGGCTCCCACGCAAAGCCACATTCCCTACAAAGACAGTGCCCTCCCTTGCCTCCCTGCCACTTCACCTTGTCTGAACGGCACTCTGGACAACGCCTTGATTTACTGGTCATTGGTTTCAGGCATCCCTATAAGATACGAGCGGCCATAGTCCTTATCGTCCTGCTCCCTGGCCACCCGATAAGCCTTACGAGCCTCCCTAATAACATTCCCGAGATGCCCTAAGGCCTTAAGCACATCTACATCCTGCTTATCCACAGCGTAAGCTACCGCATGAGGAATGACTTTAGTGAGGAAATCGGTAACCTCGTTAAGTGCTACCTTAATCTCCTCCTGCTTCTCCGGCTCAGAAGTGTAATTTGGGTTTGGATGGAATACCGCTTCTGGCTCATCCCTCGGCTTTATAGCGTTGTTATCCACCCAGTCCTCATCTGCCTTCTTGGTTATCTGCTGGTCCTTCTCACTCAAGGCATACATGGGATTATAAAGCGGCGAACTCTGGCGTTGCTGGAGCCTGTACGTATTGTCCATGACCTTCTTGAATGTGTTATAAGCCACCATCAAATCCCACACCCCTATAGTCGCCACCGCAGGTCCTAGTTGGTAAAGAGCATCCTTTATTGCGTCCATAGTGCCGGCCTGCTTACTAAAAGTCTCTATGGATAATGCGTCTAGGTGATGAGATAGGTGATGGCAGCGTGGGCACCGGGTCACCATGATACCGGCGCCCGAGTCGTTAAATACCGTGTCAAAGCCGGTAAGATTCTGCCTACATTGCTTACAAATAGGGCTGTCCATTAGTCAGTCCCTCCTACCTTTTCGTCCTGAACCTCAACCTTAGGCAGAACAACCTTTAACTCCTGCTTACCACCTTCCTTCTTCAAGACCTCTACCACCTTTAGAATCTTGTTCGGCGCACCTTGCTTTATAAACATGCTTTTCTCCTATCAACCGGGAGTTACTGGTGAGGCTCCTTCTTCTGGAGCTGCTTCCTCTGCCCCCATACCGCCTTCCGGCCCTTCAACCACTTCCACTTCACCACCACCACCAGGACCACCACCAGCGCTAGGTCCACCCATGTCAACCGGCTCAGGGGCACCAGGCATCTCACCCGGCCCTCCCTTTTCAGGCTTTCCAGCAGCCCCACCGCCTAGTCTCTTGGCTATCTGCATCTGAACATACTTAGCCCTATAGTCCTGATACATAGGGTCAAACACAGTACCCTCTTGAGCCTGAAGCGCCTTGGCCTCCTTCTGTGGGTCCAGTCCAAGCACCCGAAGTAATGTAGGCACGGCAACCTTGGGAGTCTTATCCGTAGCCAGCCTCAGTATTGCCGACCTAAACGACTCCACATCCGACATATCAAGAGGATTTTCCCACTCAATCTCAGGAATAAGCAAGTCCTCATCTGTCTTACCCGACTTAGAAAGTGAGTCTGGCGTACCTTTATTCCTACGAGACACCATGCTCTTATACGCCTCACCTTCGGAAACCTTATAAAAACCGTGCGCTCTGGCTATAGGCTTAAGTATCTTTTCAGTAATCCAGGTCTCAATCATGGACCTGTACGCCTCATACCTCTGATTCTTAATAAGTCTGGCTATGGATGAGTTCTGATATGTCGGCCCCGTTCCGCTTATTTCGGCCATGTTAGAGAATAGTCCCAACAACACTCTCTCGTGTACAAACTCAAACTCAGGAGCTAGCGGCAAAAGTTTACCTTGGCTACCAATATTCTCCACCTGAAAGGCATAAGAGGTAATAATGGCAAAGTTAGGGTCAAATGTGCCGCGTAGCAACACTTCTCTGAAAGCCTTTAAGTCCTCAAGCGTAGGTAGAATCTGGTTGGCCGAGTCTCCCAGCTTGTATATCCAGATGGGCCTTACATGAGCCGAAGCTATTTGCCACTGGGCCTCACGCAAAATATCCTCGTATAATAGTTCCTTAAGGCAACGAAGCGTAATCGAAGTCCCTCTAACGTCGTAAGGTGACGCTCTCCTCAACAGCATGCTTGCATTAAAAGGATGGCACTTTATAAAGGAGTTAGCAGCCACGGCATTTATAATATGCGGGTCTACATGCCTACGAAGCTCCTGGTCTATCGGGTCTCTCGAATTTACAAAGTCCTTTAGCGCCTGACTTGGCTCAATCTCAATGGTCGTAGCAGCAGCCCTGTGGACGAATGGGTGTGCCCTCAGGTGAACGTAATCAGGGTTTATACAAATCAACTGGTCAAAGATACCCTCGGTCTCATCCCACTGTAAATACGGAGCTGCTTCCCCCAGGTTGAAAAACTCCTTAATCATCTCCACGCCACGATTATAGACATCGCACTTATTTATGGCAGCATCATAGACCTTCATTATGTTAGGTTCCTTGATGCCTGACAAATGGAACTTGGACACAATCATTTCCCCGTGCATATCCAGAACTGCGCCTACGAGTGGGTGGAACCTTTGGTAATACCTTAGCCACTGATTAAGAACTTTACGGTCTTGAGGGAAGTAAAAATTGACTACGTTTAAAAGCGGGTTACGAATCTGTGGAGCCAGCTGTTTAAAATCGGCTCCTTGTCCTCCCCCCGTGTTCTGCATACCAAAGCTGCCAAAGCCTTGCCCTAACTTGGACATCCCTCCACCCTTTGAAAGCCCTGGAAGATTAGGAACGAACTCTGCAAAAAACCTGCGGCCTGTATCTTCAGCCATATATCCCCTTTACCTAATACCTAAGCGGCACCAATTACTAAACCTGACTGGATTTAAACTTATCTCCTCTCCCTGGGGTGTTGTAGCCATTGCAGGCTCAATCAAATGTCCACCCCTAATTGGAAAGATTATCTCCACCTGCTTTGCTATACCCATTAGACAGGAGCCTACACACAGATGCCAACCTACACTCCCCTCATGCACCTTACCGCCTTTATACTCCGTAGCTCTCATAGAGGTCTGGCAAATATCATCCACCACCAGGTCAGGCCAGCTGTTAATCATGTTCTGCATCATAAAGGATGCCTGGGATAGAAGCAGCTCTTTCGAGAACTCTTCCTCCATAGTGACCGGGTTAATGGATGCCCTCTTTTCTTCCATACCTAATCCCACCAAAGCCTTAGCACACTACCGTTCTGGGATACTTCGTCTGCCTTGGTTGCCTGCGCGATACGATTCTCTTCTACCGAGTCCAACATACCAGGCTTCATCTTAGACATGGCCAAAGGAGCGGGAAGAACTATATAAACGCAGACCGAGCCTTCCCTAGCCGGTATTACTCTCAGTGCGTCTGCAAAAAGCTTACCCACAGCCTCAGCACACTCAGCATCAAACGCATTATAACCAGGCACGATAAGAGGGAAATATGCAACCCACTCCATCAAGGTAGTATGTTCTGTAGCCTTGAAGTCCAGGTTCCTATCCACTGTACTATGGGTTTCCTGCCCACGTGCCACTTCCCACCGATTTACACCCTGCTCATCGGTAAGTCCCTCAGCCTCATCACCATACGCAACCATTGTAGAAATCCAGGGCTCCTTGTACGGAACACCCCTACTCTTAAGCTCCTGTTCTATAGTCATGCTACCTTGACCTCCGTGCCCGAGTGATGTGCGCGACCAGGGACCTGCTCATAAAAAACCCCTCGTACTTAAAAACGGAACGGCGCCGACGGGGCGGTATCTGGCTTGTTTATCTTTTCGCATCCCCAAAATCTCAAAATCTTGTCTTCTGACCCTCCTAGACTTGGGTAAACCTCAAAAATGGCTGCGTCCATGCTAGCGGTGTCCGATGCTCCAAATCCCACTGAGTCTATAACAGACTTAACATTCTTTAGCAGCTCAGGAGTCTCCCCGCCCTCTATAGCTGCCAGCATCGCGTCTGCTATCTGTTGAGCTGCAGCATCCCGGCCCTTATGCTCAGGACCAGAGTACAACTGCAAAGCGTCAGCCAAGCTCGAAGATGCCTTCTTCACCTCAGGGACCTTTTCCTTCTTATGCGGCTGCTCAACCGGCTCCATCTCTTGCACCACGGTCTCCAACCCAGGCGTCCTAAATTGCGGTCTGGTGGCCTGTTGCTCCAGCTCATTTATCTTAATCTGCACATCGGTCTGACCTGCAAACTGCGTCCTTAACAGCTCTAGGAACATCTTAGGCTGAAACTGCTTACGATGGAGCACTTCCTTTAAACGAAACAGTACCCCAGCATACTTCCTCTGGGCCGTCTTGAGCTGGTCCAGGCCCTCCATAACCCTCTTCTCGGCCTCTGGAGCCTTGGCCCGGAGTTCGGTAGTCCTATACTTTGACTCTATCTCGGTCTCTAACTTAGCTATCTGGGCACTCTTATATGCCTCTGCCTTGGCTAGTTGAGCAAGTACAGCTTCAGCATCCTCAAGAGACATGCCTCCTTCTGCATCGGCTTCCTTGGCGAACTCGGCGGCGTTTTCAATTTTGTTACCTGCTCGCTTCCCTTTCTTCTTAACGAATCTTTGGCAAGAATCACACATCCTACAAATGCCAAGGCCGGGGTGATTAAAAGCGAAATGCCCACACTCGCAAGTGTCGTCCCCGAAGGCCCCTGCGTTCTTCTCATACCGAAGCGGACTGTCAACCTGAAGGTGCAGCCTCTTCATATGCTCGTCCAACGCAGCCTGGTCCTCCGTAGGCTCACCACAAACCTTACATATAAGATGGTCCCCTACCTTTGAAGCCTCCTTTGTCTTAGACCCCAACGGTATCTCCCTAGCATCACCGGTAATATCAGCCCCTTCCCAGACCCTACCGTTGTATGATACCCTAGCTACAACTTTACCATCCTGATAGACTTTCCCTCCAGTCCAGTTACCACCACCCAATCCATTTTCATCAATAAATTTACTGCAGGCTTCGGAAGCTTCATCAAATGATTTAACAGGCACCATCTGGGACGCTCCTGTTTCTGGGTTTCCTTCCTGCCAGTAGCCCGTGTAAGGTTCCAAGCCAGACCCCCCCCGTTCTTCTAAGTCAATGTTGGGTGCATGGCTCAGCTCAACAAACATTCCCTTACCAGGGGGGACAAAATAGCGGCGCAGTGCCTTTTTAGATACTGCGGCTACAGCACCCACGGGCTCCTCATCTCCACCCATCTGAGCCAAAAAATCCTCCGCCGAACTCAACAGGACCTCATACTCCTTGTTTATTGCATCTATGGCCGAGGAGAACATACCCACATCACCACCATCGTCCGCATCCCCACAGACCATCCATGCCAAAACCTGCTTACCAACCTCCATCCACGCCTCGTTCTTTGGGTCTGCCGCAACCTTTTCCAAGAACGCTACTAATACCTTCTTCTGCTCCATCCCACCCTTATCGGCAAGACCGTCCAGCTGCTTGCACAGGTTGACCAGCTCGCTATTACCCTTCTTGTCCTTAAGGCTGGAAAGAACATGGATAGACTCAACATTCCTGCTCACATTAGCCAAGAACCGGTCAATCTCCTTCTGGTACTTAGGGAAACGAATATGCAGCATCTTACGAATCAGGTTCCAATCCCCACCGTATGCAGCGTGGAGGTCAACCAGAGCCCACACCAACCTAGACTTGAACAACGGCTCTTTGGCTTGGGCGAGCTTAAGGGAGGCCGTCTTCTCCGCCCCCGCGTTCTCCTTCTTGTCGGGCGTCGAGAAGAGCTCGCAGTTCTCGGCCGCCTCGGCATGCTTGTCGCACACCGGCTTCCCGTCCACGCTCCCGTGCGCCTGCTCCGAGCAGCCCGGCCGCGAGCACTTGACCGCTCCTCCCTCCCACTCCTTCTCTGTGGGCGCGTTGTTCGGCGGCATGCTGGGAACTTCAGGCTGAGCGGGAACTTCAGGCTGTGCAGGCTGTTCACTAAAGCTATGCATCCAAGCCGAAAGAACCTCATTGGCCAACCTCTTATCCATGTCGAAGGCCTGCATCAAATAAGGGCGAGCACCATACATATTAGTTTCACCTGAATCCCTTAGGTCAATCAGGTAGTCAAAATATTCCTGCCACTCGGGATGCTCTGCAGGAGCCTTTGTAGGCTCTCTCCCAGCACCCTTAAAAACAGGCTTTGGTCCCCCAGCGGCTGCACGAAGCTCTGCCTCTGTAGCACCGGCCAGCTTCTCCTTCATAAACTTTACAGGGTCGTGTACCTCCGAATTGAACACTAACCCGTTTTGGTACCCCTCAATCTTATCTTCCATTGCAGCCTCCAGTTTTATAAGTCCAACAACAAATCGTCGCCGTTAATAGGGTTGAACAGCTCTTTCGCGGCGAATTGGTATGGTCCTACCTGCCTAGTCCCTTGTCCCCGTTGTACATTAGGATATACGAACTCATCTACAACGGTATTCGAGGCAGGCTGACCACTCTTGAATACATCTGCCGGCTTCTCTTCCTCTGCATCCGTAACTACATGAGTCGAACTACCATCCACTCCCGGTATCCCTATTACCCCACCCTCACCAGTCGGCACACTCTTTCTCAAAGGGTGCTCATCGGAACCAGGAAACCGAACCTTCTCAAACAGTAAAGGCTCCACCTTCTTTGCCTCTTCTGCAGCCTTCTTAAAGAGCGCTGCTGTTACAGGGTCGCTAATCTGTGGGTCCTCAGGTGCCGTTGTAATTTGCATCCTGTGGTGGGAAGGCCCTGCAGGATACCGGGTCTTCTGGAACCACTCGTCGCTGTCCGAACCCCTCTGGTCCGTTACCACAGGGTCTATAGCCGTAGGGTCCTCTTTCATCCTAGACACCCCTTGGTTTTGCTCCTTGGCGTCCCCAGGCCACAATGGCTCTAACTCAGGCCTCTTATGTTGAACGGATATATCATTTGGGTCCATTTCCCTAGAGCCTATACCACCATCATCTATAGCCGAGGTGGTCTGCATCCTATCCATAGTCTTCTTCATCTCTCTCCCAAAACACGTATGGCACATCCCGTGGGTATCAGGAAATCGAGGGTCCGACATCATCTCTTCCCCCATCCGCTTACCGCACCAAGCACAAATCTTAGCGTCGGCCTGTTTATCATACTCCGGCATTTTCGGCTGCCACGTACCCGAAGGGGCTATACTCTCAATGTTCTTTCTAGCGTTTAAAATACAGCCGTCCCCTAAATTAATGTAAGTAGTGTCCACAAAGTCAAACCCAAGCCTTACTAAATTATCAAACCATGCCTTATGTTGAGGATTGTTATTGGGGTCAAAATCTCTCTCTTCTACGTACTCCTTCTTAAATTCCTGTGACAACTTATCATTAGGCAAAGATTCTACACTCTCCTTGTCCAAAATATTTTTTGGATTGAACTCTATCTTATAAATCTGTCCAAATATTTTACCCTCAGCCGTATAGACCTCGCCATCCTCATCTAAGGTATACCCTTCTACCTGACCCTCATTACAATTAACAAATACATAATCATCAATAGAGCTTATATCCAATCCCTTCCTACGGTCTCCATGATACGTACTCTCATCGGCCTTCTTGCTAATGCGGCTCTTAATGGAAGCGGTCGTCTCTCCATTTTTCATCCACTGGAGAACCTGGTCCAACACAGCCTTCATAATAGGAGTCTCGTAGACTGTCTTCACGTCACCGGTCCCGTAGGCACGGGCCACAGCTTCTGCGGCCTTGCTCTCATCCCAGAGAGCACGGTTCCACTCCTGCAGCTTAATCATAGCCTGCAACGCCATTCCCTCCACAGTGTCGTTCCACAAACGCTTATTGTTTTCCCAAATCTTTTCGAGAACTTCTGGGGAGAAGTAGTCCTCTGCTTGAAAAACTGGCATCTCCTTAGCTGCTACTGCTTGACCCACATAAGGGCTGTGAGGGTCCCCTTCCCACTTATCAAGCATCTTTTTAATCGCGTCAGAAGGCACAGAATGAATATTCCTAACTGATTGCTGCTGTGGCAGCAACGCCGATGGCGTCGCATCCCCTACAGCATCTACATCCACTGAATATCCGTATCTCTCTGCCATTTCTTTATACGGTTCGTACTGACCCTCCTGAATGTTTGTATTATCTACAACCACTAAAGGGTCCCCTCTTTTCAACGCCTCCTCAAACTGCTGCCTGCACTTTGCGTGAGCCTGCGGCAGCTTTACCGGGTCGAATACATACTCCCCGTCCTGCATAAAGTAATCGTCGGCCGATACAATAGTACCACCATACGCTCTAGACTTAGTGGATTTACCTGAACCTGGCAGACCTCTCATAATAACTACTCTCTTTTCTGCGCCGCCAAGGTCTAGGTCACCAGCGACATTAGCCCCAGGAGCCATGAAACTACCTGGCCCCTCAGACATGTCCTTCTGGCTCTTATTAACCCTATCTTCCATTTACTTTACCTGAATTAGGTCCTCTGGCTTAAACATATAACGACCCTCAGCAAGAACCAAGGCTCCCTTCTCATCCTTGTACCCGACCTTACCCCTAAGGTGCTCTGCTATGCGAGGGTTGTTAGCCACCTTGTACTGTGCCTGAACCGGGCGAATCTTCAAAGGAACAGCATCAGGGGCTATGTTCTTCTTCTCCCCACCAGTCTCAGGCTCAACAGTCATTTCACCACCAGGAACCATCTTCTTTACCGTAAGCCTCTTGCCGGGCTGGTCTACATGCTCCACAACCTCACCCTCTACCGGCGGCTCCCCTATGGCTTTCCGAAGAAGCTTTGCAGAAACGGTCAGTGTTCCTTCCTCACCTTGAAGTACCACACCGTTCGGCAGGCCATCGTTACCATAAGAGTAGTCCATAATCTCAAAGTTACCGTCCGTATCCGCCACCCTCACTATCTCACCTACCTTCCATCCCTGCTTAGCGCTAGACGATGCAAACTTATCGGCCAATGTTACACCCTTACCTGAAGCGGATACGGCAACTCCCTCTCTCCCATTAACGAAAGGTACGCCTCTAAGAGTAGAGCTAAATGACGAGCTGGCTACCTGAGGGATTCCTGTGGTTGATGCTGACGCTCCCTGTTGCTTCATCAGCTGGTACGGATAGTCCTTCTTTACCAGCTCCGCACCCTTAAAGTTGTACTCAGTAACGTAGTCCTGGCCCTTGGCCGAATCGTAATCAACCAGCCTCTCATCAGTCATAGACCTGCGGGCTACCGGGAAACCTTCTTTGGTGGATGATGGCCTTTGAAGAATTACAGGCTCGTCTTTTTTTATAGGCTCAATCTCCACCTTTATCTCCTTATCCAGAGCTGCCTGGCCTCCCTTAGCAGCGTACCTCTCTAATGTCTCTGCGTCTGGCTTAACCACCTTCTCCTTACCTCGGGTCAGGGTGAAGTCCTCCCTCTTTACAGCCGCGTCGGTCCCTATGGCCGCATTCTGTTCTGCGTAAAAATCTGCGTCTTGAAGCTTGTACTCTTTCTCCCCAGTCCCCTTTGTAGAACGGTGACCATCGGCAGGCTCAGCGGACCTATTCTTATCCCAGTCAAACTTCTCGGTCTTACTTGCCTTGCGCGGGATAATCAGGTCCTTGGAAGAGGCAGGCTTCTTCGCCTCCTTCAAAATATCAATCACCAGCTCCTTGGCCGACTTCTTAGTACCTACAATAGGAGTCTCGTGGGCAGCGGCGTAACACTCATGGCACATAAGCCCGCCCTCAACCGGCTCAGCGCAAGCATAGCACCGTGACTGAAGGTAGCTGCCATACTCCTTCTCAGTGGACCCCTTTCCGGCTTGCTTGAACTCGGCAAAGGTCATTAACATAGCCCCGTCTTTCTGACCAATAACCTGAATCTTTGCCACCTTTTGGGACCAGGTTGCGATTCGGGCTATCTCCGAAGGTTCTTTTTCCGGCATGGTGTTCTCTGTCATATTAGGGTCCTCTTCATCCCTAGCCGATAAAAGCTTAGGGGTCTTTACCTTTCCAACAAATCCCTGACCTGTAGGGCCCTCATTAATCTCCTTTACCCGTTGGTCAATGGGTCCTGCCTTCTTCTCCAAAATCTCTTCTTTAGGAGCTGGCGTCTGGTTAAAATCCATGGCTGACATTGCTGAGCCTCTGGAAGGGTTGTATATCGAACCGTAGTCCCCGGCTCCCATCCACGGCTTTTGTCTGCCTGCAATCTTTCTTCTAGGAGTAGTTATATCCCGAGGATTGATTGAGCCTAGACCCCCTGTAGGGTCTACCGGCCCCAATGGTATTCCGGTAGCGTTGGCAGTCCTTGTTACCCTTTGACCGCCAGCCATCTCGAAAATATTGGTCGCTCCACCCTCAGGCACCTCAGGCAGAACATCCTCCACCTGCTCCAAAAAGTCTTCTTCATCAGCCATACTACCTCCTCAACTATTCCGGAGATTCCGGTAAGCTCTCTCGCCCGAAGGCAACACCTTAAAAACCTCTGCCAGGAAATTCCTAGCACTCTTCCAGCTTGACTCCACAACCCCTATGTTCTCGCAGCCGTGGGTCCTCAAATACTTTATAACCGATTCAGTGGTCTTATCCAAAATCTCACGAACCTTCTCTGCCTCCACCCTTGTTAGCGGAGCAATGTCCCTGTTCTTGTCTATGGCCACTTCGTGATGCATACACGAGTTCATTAGGTCCGTATATCTCTTGGTCAGGGTCGGCATCACCTGGCCAATTAAATACGTATGGAATGTAGGACGGGCCTTCTCATCCATTATATTAGCCACATTAACCTGATAGTCCTCGTATATCCCATCCATGCAGTCCTCATCAGACCACACAGGAATCTTATCAAAGGCCAGGTTTATCTTTGATGCCTGCCTGGAAAGCCGTGAAGGCCTGCCCTTGAGCGGATTGCCCCTCACGTCCTTAGGCACATCCACCGGAACCTTCTTCTCCAGCTCCCTCATCTTTGCGTGAGCCTCTTCTTTCCAACCTGGCTCTGGCGCGTTATCCTTAATCGGTCCCTCGTTATTCATATGTGTTCCCCCACTCTATATAGCAAACAGTCTTCCCTTGACTGGCGCTTTATTCCCCAACGACTCTGCTGTTATACCCGCTACATAAGGCATCCCGGCTCCAGGTATATTGTTGGCCGAAGCTCCGCCACCAATGCCCATCTTAATGACACCCGGCAATTCAGGCTTCCTAATCTTTGACAACCCTAAAGCAAACACACAGGAAGCAGCTACAGCATCCGAAAGGTCCTTACTACCGCCCTCTGGGTGGTCTACCTTCTTACCCTCAATCAAACTCAACCCTTGAAACTCTGTTATAAAAACGGGTTCATAATAATAATCAATCCTTCCAGACAGCATAAGTTCAACCAAAGTATCGTAAGCCTCAGTGGTCCTGTCTACCGAATACTGCTTGACGTTATACTTCTTCAGCGTCAGCTCCTGTTGAAATTCCACAGATTGCCAAGAATCTACCGACACCTGACCTATGCAAAATCCCAGGTTGGTAAGCTCATAAACTATCTGCCTGAACTTTTCAAGCCTGAGTTCCCCACCATCCGGAGGCCTTATGCTCAACATCAGGTCCACTACAACTTTATCCATGTGGTGGTCGTAGTGAGACATAGCAACACCAGCCGCGTCCCTGCTCTTCGCCATATCAAAATGGATAAAATATTCAAACCCCTCTCCCCTAAACCAAGGCGCGAACGAGAACTGGTCTGAATTTCTCCTATCCTTATACACCACAGGACAAATGCGGCCCTGGTTCACCCTTCTCTCTGCCAACATAGAGTCATGTACCAGGGGCTGAGCTGCTGAAGGAGGAGCTGAACCATAGTCCCTGGCTGCCTGATAGTACGACTTGGCAAACTCAGAAGCAAAATCATCCTTGGTCAGCTTAGGGTTCATACACCACGTACTTCCCCTTACCCCCAAAACTGAACCACAACGATAAATTTCAACCGAGTCCATACTATAGTCAGACTGGGTTTGTGACTCTACTTCCAGGTGAGCAGCCCCGTCCAGTATCGCTGCGTCTTGTTCACCCTGTTCGGCTGCATTGAACATTGGTAATAGCGGAACAGGTAAGGGCTTTACTTCCTCGCCCTTACCTACCGCTCTGCCGCTGTGATGGTTAAACGACGGACCCATTACTCAGCGTCCTTAACACCCGGCTTATTTTTCTTAATCTCTTCAACAGCACCTGGCAAAAACTCTACCCAAGTAAATTTTTGACAGTTGCACATTCTGCACTTCCCATGCCCAGCTTGAACTGTGTCCTCATGCTGGCTCCCGCCCCCATCACCAGTATGTCCGCACGAACACTTGCTCTTTCCACCGGCAGTCTTGTCCACTTTCAAAGGCGTGGATTCCTGAGGCGGCTTCTGTTTTGTAAGGTCCACAGACTTCCTTTTATCCAGGGTCTGCTTCTCGGCCGCAGTCTTTATCATATCCTTTACCAGGTTAGCAAAACGACCCCATGCCATGTTCTTAGGCTTACGGCAGGCTAGAGTCCTCATTAAACCATCGAAAGGCCCTGTAACCGTCTTATTAGGACCAAACATCCCCTCAGTCCTAGCCTCTATGTACTGAGCTACCTGAGGGAGAATCCTTACAGCCATGCCCTTTATAGCGGCTGCATCATCGGCCCCAATACGACCGGCCTTAACCTCTGCGTCGGCCTTCTTTTCCAGGTCTCCAACCGAAGTAGGAAGAAAACCACCCTCTACCCAATCCAGCACCACAGGAACCAACGCAGCCTCAACTGCAGCTATATGGGCACTAGGGACCTTAACCGAAATGCCACTGGCGACCCTCTCTGGAGCACCTGCCGTAGAGTGCAGCGCTGCGGTCTTAACCGCCATCTTGTTAGACACGGCAGCCTGGTCCAAAATCTTTGCGCCTTCAGGGGTAGGCCCGTCGTGAACCCTAGCCAGAATGGGTCCCTCAGGTGACTCCACCAGCTGCCATATAGTCCCCAATCCCCAGTCCTTACCCGCAACCACCTGAGTCAGCACATACTTGCCGTCGTCCTTCGCCTGAAATGACTTCATAGTATCAGGGTTGGACTGAAGCTCAGCCAGCTTAATATGCTGATGCGACAACTTCTTACCGACCAATCCGCTAGACATTTTACCTACCTCCTAATTTGTGCGCCCTCATTAGCCATACAAAAGCCTTTATGAACATTGCTATTTTTCGTCAGATATAGCCAGCTCCCTCTTAATATCCTCGATGGTTTCCGGCTGCCCTGCCTTCTGCACCACTTCCTTACGCAGCCCTGTTACGGTCTTGCAGAGATAATCGGTCCTACTCTTTAACGAGCTTATTGCCAAGAACTTGTAGCTGTCAGAAAAACGGGTCTTCATGGAGCCCTTAAGAACCTGGCAGATATCCTCCCCGTTATCCTTGTTCGCCTTTGAAACAAACCACGAAAGCTCATCGGCCACAGCAGCGTAAATAGCATAACCACGCCATACTGTCGAGCCACTGTGACCACTTATGGCCCTTACCCTCTTTGAAGGAAAGAACATATCGGCATGACCTAAGGCAGTTCTCTTACTGAATTTATCGTTAAAATACCTACTGTTTTCAATAACGGCACAAAGCGTATCGAACACAACGCTCTGAGCCTGTACTCCGCTGACCGATACGTTGAGCACAGTCAAAAGCGTATTCTTGCGAAGGCTGTAGTAGCTCCACGGGTCCTTAAGGTTCAGAAGCCAGTAAATGGCCCTTGCCAGAAATAAGGAACCCATAGCTGACTTGCCTGAATTGTGACCTACTACACCACCATCATGTATATAATTTTCCACCCCAGGCACAGAACAATCGTAGTACTCCCCCTCCCCCTCACCCACTACACTTTTAACTCTAACCCAGTAAAAATCGTCCTCCTCAAGCGAAACGGGTTTTTCTTCCCTTATAGACTTTAAAACTTCCTCACAACCTATAATATTAATACTGTTTGCAAACCTTCTTCTATTAGAGGTACCCACTACCTGCAACACCCATGCAAACCCATAAGTCTTATCTCCACACCTAAATTCCCTAGACACTTTCCTATATACCCGGGAAGCAACTCCAAACCGTAATAACAACCTACGGACTCCTTCTACCAACTCCTTAGACTTACTAACATAACCTATTTGATACTGATAACCCTTAGTGTTTTTCCGTATCCGCTTATCATGATATTTGTACCTACCGCACCAACCGTCCGTAGAAAACAGCCCTTCTAAAAATTTTGCGACATGAGTATCGGGCAAACTATATATCAAATCTGGCACAGTCTTATTATGTGCCACCCCTTTTCTTATACCTGGAAAACTACCGTCTCCAATCATGGCTCCCAAAAAGAAAGCCTCATTGGAGGTCATACTCTCTACAGGATTATTAATATACACTCTACGGCTTACAGCCACCAACTCCCCCACCTTCAACTCCCCTGCTTTAACCCACCTAGTCTTGCTTCTACCCAGTACTACATGCCCCCAATTCTTGCTTTTACTGTACTCCCTGCCCAAGAATCTATGTCCTTGGTACACCCTTACTGATAGACCCCCAGCAAGTTCAACTTTAAGAATTTTACCCCTTCCAGAAACTCTGAATCCTGTAGCTGGTGATATACCACACCTACCTTCATTATACCCTACGGAAACAAAATCATTTTTAACACCCTCTACCCTTCTCCACAAACCGGTATTAGCGTCGTATACCTCAGAACCGGCTGCAATGCATCCCCTCCCGATAGCAAAATAGCCTTCTCGGTAGGTAGGTTTGTCGAACTCTTCCAGAATGGCCTGAACATTAGGCCAGAGGTCGCCCTTCCAGTCTGCGAAATCGGGAGAGAATAAAAACTCTCTCATAGGAACCGGCGGCTCCTCATACACCCTTTCAAGAAGGAGCCTGGCCCACTTGGTAGGAGTTAAGTCGTTCTTTTTCAAAAACGCCTGAACGCCAGGGTCCTGCAACTGCAACCACCAAAGATTGTCGTCCACTACCTCTCCGTCACGTTTTCTTTTTGCCTACTTGGCTTATCAGAGCATTTACATCGTCCAGAACATCTCCTATTTCATCTACTGTACCGGCGTCTTCCGTATCTTCCTTCGGCGCAGTATCGGTATCCTCTTCTTCACTAGGCTGGCGTGAAACGGTAACTGATGCCTTGTTCCCCGCAACCTTAAACAGCCTATCTACCAGCTCCCCCATCATGTCCATCTCTTTGGACAGGGACGACGACAAAATCCTCTTACCCTCTTCCGTCTTGTCCCAAATAAGCTTCTCCTCTTTATATGCGGCATCCACCCTTGCCATCTGTATTCTGATTAGCTTGAGAAGCACCTTACGTAAATCTTTGGTGCCTAGTCCAGTCTTTGGATTTTTATATTCCATACTATCTCCAAAGCTTCTGGAAGTCTGCGAGAGAATTTATTTGGACCACTTCCGGCTTGCCCTCCAACTGCTTGTTTTTGCCGTTACCATTCCCGTTACCGTGCAACAAGGGGTGCGCTGGTTCGGTGGCCTGCGGTGGTGGGGGATTTTTTTCCACAGGCTCCGTATCCCGCGCACCCCCATATCGTAAAAACATCCTAGCCAGCATGTTCTCTACTCTCGGCTGACTATAGTGGGAACGAGTTACATCCTGCATCTCCCACACATTAGAAATACATTCAATTAGGTCACTCCATGTTACTTTCGAGTCTGGTTGCACAACTTGAACTTTTATGCCGTTCTGGTGCAGGAACAACTTGTGTAGGTAATCCTCCAGACCCTTAAGAAAATCGGTAGGACCCATTGATACCAACCAATGTCGAAACAGGTCCACCCCATCCTTTATCTTTCCAGCCAGCATAAGGTTCAGGAAACGAGCATACACATCCTGACCACATACACCGACCAGAGCCATAGTGTCCTCGTCTACCTCCTTCCCGTCCGATAACACCCACAGCTGCTCCAACAAGGTGATGGCATCCCTCATCTTGCCGGCTGACCTTCTTGCAATAGCCTCAAAAACCTCGGGTCCAACCTTAATTCCTTCCTGTTCTGCTATCTTTGTTAGCTGTCCTCCAACGTCCTCTGAACCAATGCTCTTAAAGGGAAGTGCAAAGGACCTGCTCATTATGGTCTCCGGAACCTTCCTAACCTCCGTGGTCACAAATATAAAGACAACGTGCGGCGGCGGCTCCTCTATAACCTTAAGCATGGAGTTCCAAGCAGCCTGACTCATCATATGACATTCGTCCAAGGTAACTACACGATACGCTACTCCAGGCACCTCATATCTCAAAACCTTCAGCAGCTCCTGCACATCGTCAACATTTCCATTTGAGGCCGCGTCTTGCTCTATGTACGCCAGCGAGCCTCCTGCAGTGATGGCCTTACATGAATCACAAACTCCACAAACATCCTCTTCAAAACTAGAACAGTTCAAGCCCTTTGCATAAATGCGGGCCATACTCGTCTTCCCTGAGCCTGCTGACCCATAGAACACCAGGCTAGGATAAATCTTCTTTGTCTTAAGGGTATTTCGTAAAATCCTTACAGGAACCTTCTGCGACACCACCTCAGAGAACTTAGACGGCCGATACTTAAGCGCTAATGCTTTATACACATCCGGCATATCTCACCCCTTAAAAACGAGGGGCCTACACCTCAACCCGGCGTGAGTGAATATCACCCACATCATCGGGTTATGAAGTGTAGACCACCTCTAAATTTGTGGAATAATCCCAAGGTCCCCTCTGAACCATACATCCCGGGAGTTCTACAAGCGCAAACAAAAGCGAAGCCATACGACCTATATACGAAATGGCTTTTAACGGCCTGTGGTATGCGTGTGGCAGGACTACTTAGAGAAACAAAACTCTATAGGCAGATTCGTATGCTCGTATCTCTCATTGCACAAAGAGGCATTTATAAATTGTGTACCTGCCACAGTCTTGGTCTTGCCTCCCTGAGAATGGATGTGACCAAAGATATGATATAAAGGCTTTACTCTCTCGATGGCCTTGCGGAGTTCTATACATCCAACATGACGGTCTGTCCACACTCCATCCACAAGCTCCCAACCGGCCTCATCTAAAATCCCACGAGGCGGTCCATGAGTAACCAAAATGTCAATCCTCTCCGGTATTCGAGACCACTTATCTTCCAACTCCTCCTGATGGGTCAACATGAAAGCCCAATTACAAAATTCAGGTGTATATGGCGAGCCGTAAATTTTAATACCCTCAATCTCTACCATGTCGTCCACTAGAAGATGGGTCCCCAATAACCAATTCTTGCACAAAGCTACATCCTGTTCCACAATACGGTCGTGGTTCCCAGGTACAAAAATCTTATGTTTATACGGCAGATTCTCCCACCACACAATAAAACGGTTGAATTCCACCATGTCCCCAAACATACATGCATCACCAGCACAAACTAAAACATCCCCCTCAGGCAGAACGGGGCCTGGGCTGTATCTGTGGTGAGGGTCTGCTATTGCTACAAATCTCAAAAGTCCCCCCTTTTTCCTTTTCACCTTTCGCTAGGCTCCTTCCACCCTATGCCCAACAAGCGTAAAATCTCGGCCTCTGATTCCGCCGCTTGTAGCACACCCTTATCATCAAACAGACCATGCTCGTTCAACAGCCACCCCATCTTCTTGGCCGCAGTTCTGGACTTGATGTTAAACTCCTTGGAGCCAGTCCTGTACAAAACACACGCTCCCCACTCCTTCTTGTCGGTAAAGGTCAAATCAAACATCACCCTCTTATCGCCGTAATGAAACCTGATTATGTGCTCCCCTGACATTACCACATCCTTAGCCACACTCTCCGCAATACAAAGCGCCAGTACAGGAGTTCCAACAATAACCAGGTCTACGTCCTTTATATCCGGCTTGCCTCTCCTATACGAACCACAGACCTCCACCTGCTCTATCGCCGGCAACAGGTGTGTCAAAACCTCACGAATCAAAGGCTCTATCTCTACCCGACTATAACGAACAGGAGGAGGGACTAAAGAAGCTACGTGCGAAGAATGCTTACAACTCCCTCCACGAAACCTAAAATGAGGGCAGTTACATACCACCCTACCATCGGACTTAATGTCAACCTTATACCCGCTCCCGTCAGGCTTCAACACCTGCACCTTAGAGCCGAGTTTAAGCTCCCCTACTATCTCGTACCCCTTAAGCTGACCTTGTGATATGGTCATACTATACCCCCGTACCCAATCAAAGCTTCCACTGTTGCCCTGGTAGCAAAATGGAGCATCATGTCGCCTTTGTGCTTATCGTACCATGCCAGAACATCAGGAGTGCCCTGAGCCCTACCTGCCCCCTTCCAGTCGCACACCATTTCCACCACATACCTTTCCGGCATCCTCAAAATCCTTCTCCCGTCCTCATCGTTCTGAAGTACCCAAAACTGCCAGTGATGAGGATTTCTATGTTGGTGCATCAGCCACGCCACATCAAAAGCCATGTCGCCACTCCGAGCCGGCTTATAGTACCCGGTCTCATCCCGACCTTTATTTATGTCCGACCCCTTCTCCCCATAAAAGAAATTGGCATATGGGATAAACTCACTAGGATAAAGCTTACTCATATCGTGCATAAGCCCTGCCCAATAACGCCCCCTCTTGGCACACTCTAGGAAAACAAACCACTTATGCCTCAGGACGTATCTCAAATATAGACAGTATTTCATATATCCCCATACTATAATATATACGAAAAAGAGGTATTCAGACCACGCAAATGGTCACTAGGTTGGAGATTACTAAAAGGTCTTGTGGCGTGGCTAAACTAAAATCCTTACTGGGCAACAGGTCTACCCCTATACCCTTCCAAACAGCCGCACAGCAAAGCTCCGAGCAGGTAAACCCGTTCTTCCACCCCTTCCAATGCCGTGCTACCTCTCTCTGAAGCTTGGTCCACCCCATCTTGCCCAAGGTACAATAGACCATATCCACACCAATCTGAGCGAAGTCGTAACGGGACCCAACAAAGGTCTTTCCTGCCGCAGCCACCCTCTCCCCTGTATTGCGATACATGCCCATAAAAGGCGGCGTTAGTCTACGAAGGGCCAAAGAGTACTCGTCCTTGCAGTACTTTTTAATTGGATTTATCTGAACCCCACCTGCAGGCATTGCTTCAACAATAGCCCCATCCCCGAGACAAACAAAACAGTGAGACACTTGGCCATCCGAAAACCACTCGATGCCGGCGGCTCCAAAGCTAGAATTAGCTTGTATGCCCTCCGACCCGTGCCTCACCATAACCAGGTCACCCGGCCTAGCTTGCTCAAGGATGGGGCTAAAGTCTTTCATCTTAGTTCATTATGTTGCAGGTTGACGGCCAGGCGCACGGCCTTACCTGTGCCACTAACGTCTTTGCACAAGGATTAGGCATAACACATGGCGTAAACTGCACCACCGGCTGCACTACCGGAATCTTGGAACAAGGATTAGGCATAACACACGGCTTGAATTGAGCCACGTTCCTCTGATACCCACCACTCTGAACAGCCTTAGTGGGCACTAAGGACTTACGCAGCGCAACCTTATCCGTATGAACCGCCCCTCCAAGAAACCACACTACCACGCTTAACAGCTCTACCATTTTTACTTCTCCTCCACATGACCGGACAACATCCGGTCTATCCGCAGTTTGAGTTTAACTATCTCCCTGCGGTCTGAGGCTTCCCCCTTCAGGAGTATGCCTCGAATCTGTTGCATCAAATCCATACAAATCTGCTTAACCTCTTTACTCATGCTCCAACCCTGGCCTCTACGGGCTCAAACGTCACCTCGCCGCCCCTTACCATAACTGCCAGACCGCCAAGTGCCCCGGGCCTAGAGTACCCAAACTTAGACAGCTCGTACGACTCAGTGCCCCCGTTTCCTACAACCCATGCTGGAACACCTGAGACCATCCCGTCTTGTACTACCTGCTCTCTACTGCAAGCCTTTATATTACCAAAAAAGGCCCCTAATACAAAACTAGACTTGTTGACCAGGACCTCCACCAAATCCTCTGTCCCCTTGTCCAAGCCTCCAAAAGACCACATCCCTATCTTTGGGGGCCAATGAGTAAATACAAACGAAGGGCAGCTTAAGTGTCTATCTAGAAAGCCCGTCTCCTTCTCGGTAACGGTTCCAGATGATGAGTCTATAGTAATAAACCTAACCCCATTAAGCGTAAAACTGGCATTGGGCTCCCCAAAATAGTACGTAAAGTTATCAGAAAGTTTACCATTAAGTCGCTCGGTGGCTCCTGGTGTAACCTCAATCGGCAGACCGTACTTCTTATTTACCCTCTCCAAAAAGGCATACGTCCTTCTATAATTGTCGTCAGTGGAAGCGGGAACTAATCCACCACACACCAACATAATTTGAGGGCTGTATTCAAGTAAAGCGGGAAGTCTTTGTTCAAACTTATCCAGCCCCCCTTCTGCCGTCCCTATGTCCCCCACCACCACAAAATTGAAGTTCACGTTGTCATACTCTCCGATTCAGCATTCTCCCCTCTAACTGCCTTACGCCCCTCGCTAACACTCAAAGATAAATAGCTGTCCCCCCTTAAGCCCCCATCCACGACACTATAGTTCCGCAGTACATACTTAATCACGTTGAACTTCTCCACCTTAACCGAGAAGACTGGCAAGAACACCACCTTTGACCCTCCCACTGAGCCCGCATCCCCCAAATCCACCAAAGATTGCATTATACCCATCTGCGTAAAAGAGGTACCGTACATAGTCAAATGGTACTTGGTGTATTCGTCAATAGCCTTAAAGTCCTTATTCATACCACTCAACACTTCTAAAAACTCGGCTATTGTGGCTGGCTGTGAGAACTTGGAGTATATGTTCAAGAAGTGCAGGGCGTCTGTTGATATCCCTGTACCCCTTACCACATCAGCCGGTACCCCCAACCCTTCCGGTGCCTGTATGGTCAGAACACGCCTGTCCTTCCTCCACGCATAATCATCAAAGGAAGTGGCCAATAGAACAGCCTTACGGGTTTCCAGCGACCCTAAAAAGTCGTCGAGTTGCATTACAAGGGCAAAGTCACGCCGTACTTCTCTTTTAGGAACCGGGAAACTGCTGTGATAAGAACCTGAGCAGCCACCACCTTAAACACCATCTCCACAGAAGGAGTAGTAGCAGCCTGAGCGTTCATACCCTGCAAGAACACAATCATACCGTACCCCGCCCCAGCAGCTACCGCGTTCTTTCCTGCCCTGTTAGCGGCTGACATAAGAGACTTGAAGAAATCCGGATTGTCTACTTGCTTCAACAAGTTTAGTGCAGCCATAAGACGCTTCATGTAATCCATTTTAATACCTCCACCCATTATATACGAAATGCCCTTTTACGGGCACCGTGCGCTCCCTTCTTATCCGTTATACAGCCTTTACAGAACTCTACCTTTTTACCCTTGTCGTAAAACGCGCTTGCAGGCAAAAGCGTCCTACAACCCCTACACACCCTATCGGTAGTAATGCACTTTTCTAAAGAGTCACCCAATCTTCGGTCCATAGAATTTTCCATTTGGCGATACAAAACGACCTCTTATTATGTCTATAGGATACACATTGAACGACCCGTTAGGCATAATAAATACTTCGGCAATCCCATTAACCCAGGCGTTAGGAGCCCCATTTTTCCACTCCGGGTTGCGAGAGCACAAACAACCGATACTCCAGGCCGACTTCGGACTATGTGTAACCCTGGCTACCTTAGTGTGACGCTGGGGCGCGTGGACGTGGGCGTAAATTAGGTTGACCTCATAATCCGATAAAAGCTTTCTGGCGTGATGCGTGGAATAGTCAGACCCGTGCATAACCCAAAGTTTTCCAAGGGGAAACAAATCGTTCTGCCAGTGAACCTGCATCCCCCTCTCCTTAAGTTTCAGGTCACGAACCAGCTCAGGAACCGTAGACCTATTCTTTCTTAGGTCCTCAGTATGAGTGTCCCTCCAATGGTACAGCCTCTCTTCGTGGTTTCCGTGTATCCAATGAAGCTCCACAGGCTTACCAAACTTAGCAAATATGGCCTGATGCCTGTCTAGCATCTGGTTAGCAATCCTTATCTCCTCTCTAACTGACTCCCAATCTATTGCAGCCATTCCAGAGGAGGACCACTTCAGGAGGGCCGTCATGTCGAGCATATCGCCCATGTAGACCACCACATCGGGCTTTTCGTCTACTAGAAACTGCTCGACGTACCTGAGGTCAATTTGAAAAGGAATCTGTGAGTCGGCTAAAAAGATTACCTTGCGTACCTTCGTAGTCTCTTTCTTCATCCATACACTTCCTACCCCCACCTTGAGTAGTTGTGCCTAGACAGCTGCAACAAAAAGTTTTCTAGTCCTCTCCGCCTCGATGCCCGCCTGCTCCACGAAACCAGGCCAAGCGCTCCCCTCTTTCAAGAAGCTGTTAAACTCATAGTCTTCAAAAAATGCCTTAGCGCCAACCCAGTCAACAGCAGGCCACGTCCAATTCAGCTCAGGGAGAAGATTCACACGTAGGCTTAAAGCATCTATAGCAACCTTGAACGATTCAGCCCTCTCACCAAATTTCACAAGTGCCTCTTCTATGCTCCCCACTTCTTCCTTAATCATTTTCAAGGCCGTCTTTTCTCCAACGCCACCAATCCCCTTGATGTTGTCAGAAGGGTCACCAGTCAAGGCCCACATAACGGGCAACCACGCTGGCTCTACCCCATATTTACTTACAACCCAGGAAACATCGGCGGTTTCTTTCGACTTAGGGAAGTAACAATTTACGGTCTTATTAACGGTCTGAAGTAGGTCGTGGTCCCCGGTTATAATCCGGACCTCCTGCCCTTGTTCCGTAGCCCAAACTGCCAAGGTACCCAAAACATCATCTGCTTCCCACCCAGGATGAATTACTTGAATCACACCAATCATAGGCAGCACCTTCTTCAAATCTGACACTTCTCTATAAAACGCCTCTGCTCTTGGGTTCCTGGTGGACTTATATGTAGCTATAAGATTACGACGAGCTACAGGAGAACCGTCCCAAACCACTATCGGGACCACACCAAATAACTTCTTGTACATACCCAACGCTCTTAAAAATCCAAAAACCATACCTGACTTCTTGCCTGACTTGGTAGCCAGATTACCCATGGCCGCGTCGAACCTGTGCACTTCTCCCATCGCGTCTACTAGAACAACCATATAACCTCCTAAATCTTTGGGGACCTACGGCGGCCTCAGTTCTCCCCCACGGACGCTTGCGACTTACCCCGTCCATCCGTACCCTTTATTTGCTGGCACTTACCAGTAGCCTGGGCCAGGCATCAGTGTCTTTAAATCGGTAGTGAGGGAGGATTAATGATTACCTCCAAGAGCCTCCACAGTCGCAGATTCAGTCAGCAGCTCGGTGTAGGCCATGACCCCACTCCGTACTAACGCTACCGGGGACTTTACCCCGACCACCCCGCAGGACTCATCTATGTAATTAGATGGGCTTAGAGTGGACGCCCAGAACAGGTTTCTCTGTTCCCATACGTACCTTCTGCTTCTGCTTCACCTCAGCCAGTTTTCAGGGCTAACTCCGCCACCTTGATAGCGGTCCCTTACTTACTGCACCTTAGGCCGTCCAGGCCTTTTTCGGTCACTCACTAAAAGGAATCAGTAGTTTCCTACCTCATCCTCCAAACCTATATATACGAAATGCACCTAAACGAATTAACGAATGTACATCTGGTTACGGCTAGATGATGTCTTGAGCTGGGGCTTCCCGAAGGCTATCTCGACACCAAAAAACATAGAAGCGGTGTTAATAACCACTTTAGATTTCTCGGTATAGTTGAAGTCGTGCCCTGCCAGAACTCCCACGCTAGATGCATTTGCTATCTTCTCTAGAAGCGGCATCTTGTCCAGGTTGTTAAAAGACACCTTATTTAAAACCCAACAAACCACCGGTCTAGTAACATCATTCAACCTTACTCCTTGGACTAATGAGGCCTGACTTGGTGCCCTTGCGCTATTTATCCAAGAAGCAGAAACCCCAGTATACACATACGAGCCTAGATGGAAAAAGGGTACTGCTGAACCTGCCGACCATATGCCTCTTTTCCAATCTACGGCAGAATAAGGGATAGTGCTGTCAACTTTAAACCCCGTATTCTTCCTTAAGTCCAACCACACATATCCCCCGAAGTCCCTAACCTTATCTACCTGACCCTGAATCAAACCAGGGGTAACGGGTTGGAATGTCCCTGAATCTACCGAAACCTCTTGAGCCTGTGCAACGCCAACCAACGACAACAGCGCCACGACCAGTAACATCTTCATTTCTGTTCTCCTCCTTCAGCCTTCTTTATATCCTCAACAGCTTCCTTTGCGTTACCTCTACTTTGTAGCAGAGCCTTTTTCATTGCCTCCATCTCAGGAGCTAGCTTTCTAGTCCAATGCATATATGACAACCTGCTTATGTGCAGCACCTGAGACCTTCTCGTCCATGTCCCGTGCATCCTATTAAGCTCTATCAACAATGCAGCCATAAACATCCTCGGCCTCAGCGACTCGTATGCCGGCATTCTCTCTACCCACTCAGCATAAACATCGTTCATCTTAGGGGTAAAAAGTCCGTAGCACTTACGGCTGCAGTACATACCCCGCCGCTCTACATTCTTGCTGCGGTACCTCAACGGAAATGACGTAGAACACTCCGGATTAATACAGTTCAAAGAAATCATATTACCCATTTTACCCCTCCTCTCCTGCCCGGGTTGCTACTACCTCCCCGTCGTTCTTGGTAATCACGTAAGACAAATCAGAACCCTCAATGAGCAAAGGCTCTCGGGTAATGTAGATATGCTGCACCCCAAGGCTTCGGCTCAAATTGACCATAAGCTCTGTAACCTTAGAAAGATATTCCGGGCTCACCCAACCAAAAGGCTCATCCATAAATATAACCCGGTCTACCAGCCCTAGCTGCGACAGCCTCAACACCACCCACAAACGCAGGAGCCAAGAAACCACGTGAAGCACTCCACCCGATTGCGAAAAGACCCCGGCGGTATCATTCAAAGGCAGGTCGTTCAAAGTCATATTAGCCACAACCTGATTATTTCTAAGTCCAAATTCGAGCTTATAATCCTTCTCATCCCCGAATACGGCCTTCAGCCCGTCAGAAACGAACTTAGAAACGTCCTCTTGAACTACAGTCTGCAACCTGTCGGCGAATCCCTGCAGTAACTTTAAGACCTGCTCCATCTCTACCACTGAGCTATAAAATTGGTCTGCCTCCCTTTGAAATCTACCAACCTCTGACTGACACAGCTCTCTCCGTGCCGTAAGTCCGGAGATGCTCTTCCTCAGACCAGATAGCTCAGCAGCAACTATGGACATTTTAGGTTATGCTGCACTTAACCGTTCCACCAATAGCCTGCCCGGTGGATGTGCCTGTGTCGCACCAAACGATGGGCGTTTGCCAAGGTGTGGTCTCCTGTTTGTACGCACCATTCCAATACCACCTGTCATAGTGATGATGCTCTGTCCTGACCTCCTTAATGACCTCTTTTCCGAAAAGCTCATTCAGGGCTGCGCGCATCTTCTTAGCCTCATCAACGGTCAGAGTAATCTCCCGGCCCCCTATTGCTACTACTACCCTCTTAACCAAAACTTCTTTTTCTTTAGTTTCCATACTGCCCTCCTAGTTTGCCACGGCTACTGCAGCCTTCTGAGCCGCCTTGCCTACCATGCCCCTCAAAGGAATAACGTACGCTTTTATACCGGGGTTCTCGACGTACATGACAGGCCGACCGTTACCGGTCTTGCCCTCACGAACGGTTATCATCCTCTCCTGCTCCGTGCTGCCGAATGTGTTTGCCAGGTCCTTCAGGAACTGCCAGTTGAAGGATATGTCGTACTCGTCGGCTATCTTCCAATTCACCCGAAGCACAACCTTACCCTTTTGACCAACCTCATCGTCCGCATAAACTAGCAGGGCGTTCCCGCTCTTGGTCAGCCTTACTCCGTGCTCTCCCTCCGACAAGAACTGTACCTGCTCTATGGCCCCGGTGAACATAACCTTATCCACCATAAACAGCTCTCTCTTAGTCTGCTCCACAGGCGCCTCAAGCTTGGCAACGATATCCAACCAGTAGTTCTGAGCTGTAAATATACCCAGTGAATCGGCGCCGAATGTAAACACAACCTCATTATCCTCAGTCAAGCCAAACTGCACAGTCTCCACTACCGACAAGCCTATCATGTCCCGTAGTGCCTGAACCCCGTCATGTGCCAAAACGAAGTTGAACTTAGCCTCGGTCAACAGTTTGGCTATGATGTATCGGCCTCCTCCGCCAGCTTCCACAAAACCATCCCTGAAATGCAAACCGAAGGAGTTAACGGTATTAGACTCCTGGCCCGGGCCTCCCTCCACCGTTCGGCTAATGTCTTGAACGGCAGGCATTACCCTACTTAAAACGTCATGTAACAAGGCCCTAGCCACTGTCCACGTGCTCACCCTCTTTACATTGACCAGAGGGTACGAACTCTCTGGTATGCACAGCGGGGTCCACTCAGCGTCCCCACAAGCAGCTCTACCGTAGAAAGAAGCGTTGTTCCCCACCTTAGCCAGGTCGTCGTCATTAAATACCAGCTCAAATACTTCCCCCTTAGCAGAAGAGGCCATACTAAGACCAAAGCGGCCGTCCATTGCAAAGGCAAACGGAGCCTCTTTGTAATCCCCATGAGTCGGTAAAATGACCCTAGCCGAAATAGACTGGTTATACGCCGTTAACGTAACCTTGTTATCCCCAACCTGGAAAAGAACGTATGTCAATGCCTGAATACCCTCTCTTTTCCCCAGCGCTCCTTTTACAGCCGAAAGTCCCCTAACCAAAACGGGAGTCTCTATCCGAACCCTTTTCTCTGCCATGCTACCTCCTATCGAATGCGCGACTCAATTTCTTTTATTACCTCATTGACCTTACGAACTCGGTTCTGCCAGTCTGCCAGCCCCTTCTCCACCTCATCCTCAATGGTTGCTATTCTGACCTCCAGCTCGTCCAAATCCTTGACACCCAACGAATCAAATAGCTCGGCCTCTTGTTTCCTGAAAAGCTGAAGTTGAGTAGTAAAAGTGGTAAGCTGATTCTCCGCGTTACGAACTTGGCCGTCTAACTCGGTAAACTTCTTCAACAGGTCCATCAACACCTCCCCATTTCAACCTATATACGAAATTGAACAAATCACATTACTCAAACGGCTTGTCCTCACACTCCTCAGAATATAGGCAGTATCGGCAATTCTTCCTCTGTTTTGTAGGAATACGCTTATCCTGCTTAATCTTTTCCGAGATTCCCTTTAACTTAAATATAAAGCCTTCGTAGTCCTCTTCCTTGAATCGGTACAGGCTTTCTTTATTCAGGCCAGGAAATGCAAAAGACACCAGACGAACCGGCAGATTCCTAACCCCCATTCCACCAAGACCGTAAAATATCAGCTGCTCCCTCGAAACTGAACCTGCTCTGCTAGTCCCCTTCCAGTCCACCACATCCAAAAACATAGGTGCTTCTGGATTAGCCTGCTTCACCATTAACAAATCCATCCTACCACCCACAGTCACGTCCGGCAATACCTTAACGACAAAAGGCAGCTCCACCACAGCTTCTCTAACCATAGGGTCGTCAAACACACGGGTCCTTACGTACGAACACGCCCTAGCCAAAAGACCCAGGTACTTGTCGTAAGCATCGGCCGAGTCAGTAGCCGTCTTCCACCTGAAGCCTTCTTTAATGCTGTGAAGGTACTGGTCAAAGTACATCCGTGCATAATGCTGACACCAATTGGCTATGTCCCCCGGCCTCTCCCTAATAAAGTTTTCTATGGCCAAGTGCATAGCCCCACCCTCCAACGTACCTCTTTTATCCGGAGGCCTGGCTGGCACCCTTCTATCTACCACCAGCCAAAAATACCTTAAAGGACACTCCCAAAAGTTGGAGTATGACCAATGTGAAAAATGACTGGCTTCCCTTGCCGTAGCCCTGCCACACGGGTTCAGCTCGGCCAAATAATCTAGACTATTACGGTTGCCGAAAATGCCGTACCCGTCCAACACCCCGTCAGTCATTCAACATTACCAATCCCTGTTTAGTTATCTTCAGTTCGGCATCACAGTCTATACAGTTAAACATAGTCTCCATCTTTTCACTAGGCATCCGACCGTCCAAACGCATACGGCAATTTGGACAGTACCACTCCTTCCTCTTCTTCAGCAAAACTGGTCACTCTCCCTCCCCCTTACCTAAGCCCCGCATACTCTTTCACCTTACGCTTAACAGACTCACTCCCCTCCTGAGCCTGTAAAAACTCATCTAACATCTGAACTAAATCGAACGTCTGAGCCGACAACGAGACCTCTCTGCTCTTTATCCCATCTACAAATTCATTCAAACCCGCCTTGTGCTCCTTCATTCTTACCGCATCCTCCACCCTGAACACTTCCTCTGCCGGTCTGACGATGATGTTGTGCCACTCAAAACTAACGTCTCCCTTTTCTATGTGAACACCTAAAATCCGGGGCTTTGTTTCCAACGCCCAGCTGTTTAAAGCACCTCTTGCTATAGCACCCACATTAACAAAACTCTGCTTATGAGCCGGTATTGAAATGACCTCTGAACCGTGGTGGACATGACCATTAACCAACAGGTCCCAGCTCTGCCCCCAGACTTTCTCAACCCCCACATGCGGCATCTTATAAACCAGTTGCGGCATACCCACCGGAAGAATAGAGGCATGGGTCATACGAATGACATAATCCACTCCCGGCAGCCTCTTACACTCATACAATGAGGGATTAGTTTCTGCCAAGTATGAAAAAGGTAACGGCGAAACCTGGACCGTTGTACTCCCCTCCACAAAAACCATATCCCTATCCAAAGGCTGTAAAAGACCAGTCTTAAATATTACCCCCAACGGCTGTTCCGGCAAGGTCCCCATATTCCCATCCCTGATGTCATGGTTACCCACCAATGAATATGTCCTACCCTTGGGAAAGCACCTTAACGTATCCATGAACGCACCAACCATATGGTGACTATTTACCTCAGGCCGCTTCTTATGGAACACGTCTCCGGTCATAAATACGTGCTGGTACCTATTTGCCACCTCACAACACTGAACCAGCTTGGCAAAAATGGCCTCGGTGTAGTTGTCCTTTCTCGACCTAGGTGGCGCATCTGAAAGGTGAATATCGCCTATAAACAATAGATTAATCATAAATTAAAGCACGCCGGGTTGCCCATTCCCCGGCGTGCAGGTGTCCGAGGTACCCCCCGGAAATATTACCACGACTTACCACAGGCAGGACACAGTTTATTCTCATCCCTGAACTCGTCCATCCGTCCCTTTAAAATCCTAAAGTTCTCTGCTGCCACCTTAGCCTTTTCCTCACAGTCCCTTCTCTGGGTAACTATTCTACACCCCGATAGATACTCCTTACCCAGGCGGTCCAGCTCGGCTACCTTAGTCCTGTAATCGGTATCCCCCCAGCCCTCAATGTCCTTCCTGACCGATGCCCCAACCTGAAGCGCATCTTGACTATTGCGAAGAGACCTAATCTTACTGCTAAAGCTCACCAGCCGCCCCACCTCACTAATTCTGTCCCTGAATGTGCTGTCCTGCCACCCTTGAATGCTGTCCCTCAACGCCGGGTCCACCTGTAGCGCTCCTATCCTAGCCTTTAGCGCTTTGGCCCTATCAACACCCCCCAACATCTTATCCAACCCTTCCTTCTCCCCATCCAAACCAGCCGCCTTCTTCTCCAACGCCCCCAAAATAGGCTCTAGCTTCTCTATCCCCTGGTGCTTCGATAACTTGTCTTTGGCCAACTCCAGGTCCCTGCGTCTGGTCTGCTCATCATGCTTTAAACTCTGCAGGTCCTTATTAGCCACCCTGACAGCCG